TTTTTGTCCAGTTGTAAATACTAAGTTTGTAAATCCCATATTATATTATGCCAGAAGTCCTACAGTATTATCAAGAGTTCCAAGTGTTGTATCTCCTAAAGTAAAGACAGTCATGTTTGCTACTGCAATTCCATGACCGACAGATAAACTTAAATCCATTGTTTGTTGTTCTACGTTAATTGTTTCTGCGATTAATGTATATGCCTCTGCTTCTATTCCAACTTCGTCAGCAGTAATATATATAATATCTCCTAATTGTTGCTGCAAGTATTTAATCGGAACTTTCACACTTAGAGCAACCTCTGGCTCTCTTCTTCTAGCAACGATTCTTTGAGCTAGATTATTAGCATTGGCAGAATTTGTATACCAGACCAGTTTAGTCGTTGGTTCTTTAGTAACCAATCCAAAACTATTTATAGAAGCTTGATTTTTATGAGAAAGTCTTGCGTGTGGAGTATTTACTAAAGTATTGTTTGTGATCGTGTAAGAAGTCGGAACAACGTATTCATTACACATATCTTCAGCATCTCCTTTTGCAACTATCGAAATAATATCTGAATCAAGTATTGTTCCTGCAAAGCTCTCAACTCCAACCAGATTTCTTCTAAAGTACAATCTATTATCAGCTTCCACATAAATAGCTGAATCAGTAAGCTCTGCAATTGACTGGAGAACTTTTTGATAACTATCTCCAGCAGAGAAGAATCCATTAAGAGTTAAATTTTCAGATGCAAGATTTGTTTTCCATAATAGCCAAGAGTCATAATGTATTTGTGCATTAGTGTAACTACCAACTGTATCAAATTGAGCTCCAAAAGATGTTGAGGTTAAAATATCCCAAACGATATCAGCAGGATTGTAATTTGAACCTACATAACTGACTCCTGTCTTTGAAGTGGTATCTGTAGAAACTTTAATTTTACTTAATGTGTCCATTCTGTTTTTAAAAGTAAGCTTAGTTCTTGAATTAGAATAATCAGCGTTAAGTAAAGAACCACCACCTAAACAAATAACATCAGCACTTGTTGCAGTCGCTTGATATCCATACTCAATCATTCCATCTTGTTTGAATTTGGTTCTATCTTCAATAAACGTATTCATCAACTGACTTGCATTTTCTACTTCTATCACAAAGCCTTGTGCTGTTACATTCTGGTAAGCTCTTTTTATTATTGGGAACTTGGTAACTCTGTCAGTAAACTCGCTATTAGCAAAACTGAATTTGCGAACTATTGAACTTGGATTAGTGCTAAGATTTTTGCTTAAAAATAAGCTTGAAACATCATGTCCAATATAGCATCTACTAAAGGTTTCTGTTACGTCTATGTTTCCTATTGTAGAAAGAAAATCAAGTCCATCAATTTTTATGTTGGTTCTTATAATTAAATTACCAAGAGTACTTTCAAAGTCTAAGCCATTAATAGATACAGCTTCAACTGAGGTGGCAAGAGTAGGTCTACCAATTTCTGACTGGAAATCCAGACCCTGAATATATATCTTGTCATTAGATAAAAGATAATAGAGAGTCTGTCTTTGATGTGAAAGTCTATAACTGCCGAGTGCCATAGAGGTTATTCTACCTTAAAATTAAAAGGTTGTAATTTCCCAAGGCAAGACAGGAGCAGTTCCACTACTTAAAACAATCGTAATTGAATAGCCCTTGTTTGTATGCATTGGTGGTTGGAAAAACATTGGGTCAATGGTTTGTGCTCCTTCAAAAGCATCGTTGCTTACAACTTTAGTTCCAGAGGCAACGATTGTTGTATTTGCTATGTCAATTGCTATCTTTGCTGTGCTGTGCATAGGAGTCAAATCAATTAAGGCAGAATAAACACCAGCTACAGCACTTGAATAAATCAATGTGCTTCCACTTAATTCAGTTGCTCCAGTTTTTACGACTGTTTGTGCCATTAGACTTTATCTCCTAATAAATCATTATCCCATACTTCTGCAAGTTCTTCTACATTCTTAGCATTTGCAATTTCTGGTTTTTGTGGGAAGTCTCTTAAAAGATTTTTTTGTGCAACTATTTCAGTTGTGTCTTTTCCTTCTTCTGTATTTCTCATGAAGTCAATATCAAGTTTTTCTAAGATAGGTTTTCTTGCAGTTCTAATTTTGGTCTTCCAAATCTCTCTGGCTTTATTCATATCATGTGTGATCAATCTGCAACTCCTGAATCCAGATACTCATCATTGCAAGTCCAAGCATCTCTAAACTCATCCCAAACTGGTAATTCTTCTGCGTTCATTATTTTATATAATGAGCCAGTAGGTAAGTCTTTTTTTGCAATCTCATCAATAGTAAGACCACAATTTGGAGCTGGATGTGTAACTGCTAAAGTTCCATTTTCTTGTTTCCAGATTATTATACTACTCACTTATTGCACCACCTTCTGCTACCCATTTTAAAACAGCTCTGTAATCTCTATTTAGTTCATTCATAGGAACGGCAGATAATTTGCCATCACTATATAAGACAGCAAGTTCATCTAGTCTTTCATCTGTATATCCATCATGTTGATAACTCACTTCTACTATTGTTATCATAATTCTGCCTCTGCTATATATGCGTAATAATAACCAATACCTGTAGCGAAAGCACTAGCTTTCATTGTAAATAGCCAACCAAAATCATTTAAATGTTGGGCAACTACGCCTGTGATTTTAGCTCCTGTATGAATTGTGTAAACTGCTCCTGCCGTTCCATCTTGATGATATATTGTATATGTTGGTGTTACCCTTTTTCGATTTCTTATACTTCTACCAGGTAAATTGTTTGTTGCTGCACCAAAAGTTGCACCAGCAATTCCCACAACAGGTAGCTGACCTTGATATTGTCCAGTCGTTCCCCAAGTCATTGAAGTTTCATAATATCTAAGACATTCATTTTCAACTGTGTTGAAACTTTTTCTTTCGAAATCTCCTGCTGTTGCTCCTTTATTAAGTTGTACATCTGTAATATAAAACTGCTCACTAACCGAAGTTCCAGTAACATTGCTCCAAATAAAGACACCTATATTTGCTGCACCCGAAGCATCTATGTCGATGTTTTCGATTTTGTATTCTGCCCATGAAGTTGTTACATTTAAATCAGCAGGTGTGTTTTCATAAGTCCAAGAAGTTGCCAGAGTAGGATTAGTTCCTTCTACTGCCCAAGCACTTACTATGTCTGAAGTAGGTGCGTCTACAGTTCCAGTCCAAGAAACAATTGCTGCTCTTACATCATCTAAATTAGTTGTTGCACTGACTCGTGCCTTAAAAGTAAGACTTACAGTTTCTCCTAGCATATCATGACAGTTTATTTGTTCTATTATTTGTACTATTCCAAATTTTTTATTTGCTGTTTCTATTTCTAGGAAACATGAATTTTTACTCCCACCATTTGGTGCGTCTGTGGCTCTTTTTACATCTACTATGTCATCTCCATCACTAAGCAAAACCCACCTATCAGCGATATATTTGTCGTCTCCATTCGTGGTTGCTGTCGTAGATGCGTCTATTATTGTTCCTCTTTGCCAGATTAGAAAGTCTCCATTAATGATTGGGTTGTAAGGTACTATTGTAGACGTTGAAGCTGGTGCTGCCCATGCTCCATCCCCTCGTAAGAAAGTTGTTGAGTTTGCCGTTCCAGTTCCTAGTCTTGCTGTAGCCGTAGTTCCACTTGCTAAATTTGAAGCATTAAGAGTTGTTAAAGCTGAGCCATTTAATGCAGGTAAAGTTCCTGACAATCTTGCCATTGGTAAAGTTCCTGCTACTAATTTTGCTGCAGAGATATCTGTACCTAGTTTTGCATTTGTTACATTAGCGTCAAGAATTGTTGCTGTTAAGACTTCATTAGCACCAATCTTTTCAGATTCGACTGCATCATCTTTTATTTTTGCTGTAGTGATTGCACTATCTAGAATGTCATCGGTTGAGATTCTTCCGTTTTGAATTGCCAAGTTACACCTTCAATACGAATGGGTCTGAAGCTGGAAAACTAACATTGACAGTTCCACCATCAGGACTTAAAGGAAACCCACTACCACTTGATTGGATTGCTATTAATGGACTTGTGCTTGAATTTGCTGTTGCTACAAAATAAATTACTGCATTAATTGGAGCTCCTGTTACTGACGGAATAGCTAAATCGTTTGCATTAACTCTTCCAGAACTTACTGCTACACCAGAAAGAGAGTAGACAGCTACTTGTGCTACTGCTGGTACATTTGCTCTTGTTGTGTGAGCTGCTGAAAAACCATATCCGGAATTTACATTGTTGGTTGTGTTAACTAATAAAGCACCTATTGTTACAGATGCTAGGTTTGCACTTCCTACTGCTAGATAGTTTCTAAATGAATCATAAATGTGTCCCATCTAATCTCCTTTAAACGTCCAGAGGCGTTGTATATCCTATTACAGAACAATATATGTCTGTTTTTGCACTTTCTGATACTATTCTAATGCTATAACTTTGTGGCAAGAAGACGTTTGGAGTCATATTTATTTCTGCGTGTGCTAGTGCTGCTCCATTCAAATGTATTGATGCAATAGTTGCCTCAGACGCAGGACTACCTGCTGCATTATAAAGTTTTACAGAATGAGTTCCACTATGTGCTGCCGTATTGTAAGCTTGGATTGCAATATTTGTGCAATAAAAGTTTACTCCACCCCATGTTGAAGCTATTGCTACTTCGTCTTGTGCGTTTGCGTTTGATATTTTATATGTTCCGTATTGTGCTAAATTTGACATAACATAATTCTACCTTAAACAGTTTCTATTACAACCTGCCCTTTATAGTATTGTCTAAAATAAGGTTTATTGAAAGATGTAAAAGGTTGAACTCTGCCCA